ATATTCCAAAAGTTTTGGCAGGTTTATCTAAAAAATATTCTCAAAAAACTAATTTTTCATCGCCTGTTGAATTTCAAACGTCTGATATGTATTATTCTACAGCAGATAAAATTAATATTCTTGGTAAAATAAAGAAAACCTCTACATAATATGGCCGATTTAATCTCTACGCAGTCATTAATAGATTTAGATCCTGATTCTTTTGTGGATCTTTTTGAGATTTATATTAGCGAATCGACAGGAATTCTAAGATTTCATGCTGGTAAAAATTTCAATTCTTTTTTAATTTACAAAGGAAATCCTTACACTCCAGCTCCAATTGAATACGGAGGTTTCGAATTTTCTTCGGATGGAAAACAAAGTCGCCCATCAATTAGAATGGCGAATATTAATGGAGTCGTAACGAATATTATTAAAAATAAAAATGATTTAGTAAATTCAAGAATGAAGCGTTTGAAAATATTTGTTAAAAACTTAGATGACGCAAACTTTTCAGACGGTAAAAATCCATTTTTTGGATACAGATCCAAACGAAATGCTACAAATGGATATGGTCAAACATTTTTTGAAGAGAATTATATCATAAATCGTAAGACTTCGGAAAACAAATATGTTATTGAATTTGAATTATCTAGTCCTTTAGATTTTGAAAATCAATCCCTGCCTAATAGAAAGATCTCGGATAATTTATGTTCTTGGTCATATAGAGGTTGTGGGTGTAATTATGGTAAGCTGCCTTGGACGAATGAAACTGGAGGAAAACAGTCAATCACATACACGAACAGCAGCAATGAAGTTATTACTAGGACGGCGGATCAAATTTTTGGAACGAATATTCCAAATATTGGAATTCCATTTGCAGACGAAAATGATAAAGAGTTTTATTCTACTAAAGGATACAACTTGGAAATGGCTAACGCAGCTTATAAGGGGTTTTGGAATAAAGCCACGACTTATGCTGCTGGTCAATTTGTAACGTTTTGCGACTCTGTTAATTATGATTTTTTTGGAAATAAATTTCAATTTTCAGAAGATAATATTTCTGTTTCTGTTTTTGTTTGTATAAAAGCAAGTACAAACGACAATCCAAAATTAAAGAAAGAATTTTGGATAAAAGACGCTTGTTCGAAAAATATTAAAGGCTGTTCTTTGAGATGGAAAGGACATAAAGATGGATTGCCTTTTGGCGGATTCCCAGGAACAAGGCCGTTCAGTTATCAAACTTAATAAAGCAATAGAAGAAATAAAAATTTTTTTATTGTCTAACTATCCTTTTGAATCGGGTGGGCTAGTTGATTTTGATTTTAATGTTTATAAATATAAAGCCGTAAATCCGAGTTGTCATAGGTTCATGCCTCCGAATGATTTTTTTATGTCTTTAATAAGAAAACCTATACTTTTTTCTTTTCATAGTCATTTACATTTATTGACCCCTTCAGAAGAAGATCTTTTTTTTATTAAAAATTTCAATATTCCTATTATAATATATAGCTTAAATTGGAATCGTTTTTTAAGTGTAAATATTAAAAATGAAACAAGTTATTTTACATGGCCTCTTGAAAAAGATAGCTTGCCCTTTCTTTCGAGCGAAAGTTGATTCTTTCGAAGAGCTTATTTCTTGCATTTCAGCTAACTTTGATAATTTTGGAGTAAAAATTAATAATTTAAAAACAAAATTTGATGGTCTTTTGATTATTGTTGATGGCTCTATAGTAGACAATGGAACTGTTTTAAATCAAAAAATTAGAAACGCTAGAATTATAGAATTGGTTCCAGTGATTTCTTTGGCGGCTTTTGCGTCTTCAACTATCTTGTTTACTAGTATCACAGCTACAACAATTGCTGGTAAAATAGGCGTCTTTATTGTAAATACTATAATAATGTCTGTTATATCATTTGGAATTAGTTTTTTAGTGAACAAGTTACTAAGCCCTAAAGATCCTAAACAAGTTAAAACTTCTTCTTTTATTTTTTCTTCTAAAGATAATGTTACTAATAGAAATACTCCTGTTCCAGTATCTTATGGTAGATTAAGAATAGGAAGTCATGTTGTCAGCAGTCTTACTTTAAATTTTGATTTGGCTTTTGCAAACAACAATCAAATTAAACCACTTTTAATCGCTTCTACCGCTACTGTAGGTCTTGCTAACGCTTCTATATGATAAAAAAAATTATATTACATGGTCTTTTGAAAAAAATGTTTTGCGATTCTTTTGTTGTAAAAGCTTATAGTATTAAAGACATTTTTAAATGTATGGCTAGTAATACAATAGATTATTCGTTTAAAATGAATAAACTTTTAAAACAACAATATGGATTAGCGTTAGTGATTGATGGCGTTTTGCATCACGATGTGGAAATTGATTTAGATTCTTGTATTAAATCAGCCTCTGTTATTGAGATTTTTATTTGTTCTGGTTTTAATTTTCTTGTTTTTCCGGCAGTAGTAGGTTATTTAGTAAAATTAACTTTATTATCGGTATTAAAATTTATTTTATTTGTTGCTGTAATGGTTGGCATAAGTTATTTAATAACATATTTAATGAAACCAGGAGATCCAAGGCAAGTTAAAACGTCTTCTTTTATATTTAGTGGTAGAGATAATGTTGCGGCAAGAAATACACCGATTCAATTAGGGTATGGGCGTTTAAAAGTTGGAACCAGTGTTATAAATGCTGTTGCGTTTAATTTTGATTCTTCTTACGCATCTGCTGTTAATAATGTTGTAAAAACAGAAGTCGGCATTGGTAACTATTCTTCAAAAATATGAAACAAAATTCTGATTTATCAGTATCACAATTTGGAACTCAATTAAAAAGTTTTTTACAAGCAAAAGGCTCTTTTGCTCCATTTGTAAATTATTCTAAGATTTTAGAATCTACTACCAAATACTACGTTCAAGATGTTATTGGAGAAGGGCCGATAGCTGGTTTAGTAGATCCAGACGGAAACGAACTTGTTTTGTTTGATGAAGGGCTGAACAATAATGAAATATTTAAAGGTATCTATTTAAACGAATATTCAATATTAAATCATTTAACAAATACATACAACTACAATCGCCTTGAGATATTTTCAAGAGCTGGGACAGAATTTCAATCCGCTATTTCTGCTGGTGAAAGTTCTTTTTGGAGTAATTTTTCTTTTTCTAATGCTGGGGTTTCTTACGGATTGGATAAAACTCTTTATGGTCTTGGCGCAGACGCTAGTCCAACGACATTTACGTCACAAAATGCTCATGAGTCAGCGATGCAAATAATAGCAGGAGACTCAAAATCAGTAACAGATTTTAATATTGGTGTTTTTAATGATTTTAACTTTCAAACTTCTTTTGGGGCGTATCATGAAATTAAAGACGTTAATACTGATTTTTTAATTTTAAGTTTAAAAGTTTCGTCTTTATACAAAGTTACTAAGAAGAAGGGAGACACTGTAGAAAATTCTGCTGTTTTCGGAATTAAAATTGGATACAAGCTAAGAAATGATTATGCTTGTTATATAGCTCATCGTGTTACCGGTATAGCAACTACTCCTTATGCATTTGACTTATTTTTTGACGTTTCAGATTTTGACTTTAGTCTTGGTCCTTATATAAAAGTTTATAATTTAAATGTAAAGAGTAATCCTTTAGACAGCAAAGAATCAAGATCTATAGGAACTTCTTCAATTACAGAAATAACATCTTTAAAATTTAGATACCCCAATACTTGTTATTTTTTAAATGTTTTTGATGCTAGAGGATTTACTCAACCTCCAAATAGACAATTTGATTTAAAATTATTAAAAATTAAAGTCCCAGAAAATTATGACGCCGAATCTAAAACTTATGACGGATTTTGGAGTGGCGAATTTGATTCTGCGCTAAGATGGACGGATAATCCAGCATGGATATTATATGATTTGATTACTAATTATAGATATGGATTGGGAAAATTCTCGTTTCAAGAAAGTTTGGCCGATAAGTGGAGTTTGTATAAGATTGCAAAATATTGCGACGAATTGGTTTCAACTGAAAACGTTTCTAGATTTCAACCAGTAACGATTAAAAAGATTTATAGAAACTCTATAGATGTTGAATCTCCTACTGATGTAGATTTTACTCTTTATTTTGAAATTGGTTCTAAAATAGATCTTGTTAATTTAAATTTTCTTACTAAATTTGAATTCGGAAATAATAGCGCTAATTTAATTGAAACCGATATTAAAAGTTTTAAAAAAATTGTGGTTTCTGTAACGAGGGTTTCTGGGACTCAAGCAACTATACAATTAGTTAATGAATTCGGTCTTCATAAAATTTGTAGTTTATTTCCTTCTGTAAAAAATTATTTAATAAATCCCAACAATAAAAAATTCACTAACAAAGAAAACAGATACACACAATCTTTAAGCTCTTTAATAACCGCTGTTTCTTCTCCAGCTAATGTGACTTCTTTTGCTACAGTTGGAAGCGATGTTGATCAACAGCTAACTCCATTTATATCTTTTATTAAAACACAATCTTGTTTTTCGGATGAAGAATTAAGAACTCATGTAACGAATACAGGAAAAGCTGCGTCACAATTTAAAGGGTTTTTGCCATTGTTGGAACCAAGATTTAGAGCTAACATATCTTTAAGTAGCGAAACAGATGTTATTAATCTATTAAATAACG